CCTGTTTTTAAAAGAGGCTCTAATCTTGGATTGGCTAATAAAACTTGATTAAAATACAAAAGTGTCCCATAATGCTTATAGACTATACTATCAAGCCTCTCGTTGTTTTTAGCTATGTAAATCTTACTCATCAAAATCCCTTTCTAAATCCATGCTAAAGCTTTGTGCTACAAAGCCACTTCCATCTACAAATGCACTTCTGTTTTCATTTAAGGATAAAATCACAAATTTACCATAATACTTTCCATTAGCTCCTGTTAAGATAAAAGATCTTTGTTCTTTTGCCATATTCTCAAGCTTATCTAAATAAGTATTTCTATCCCCTTTTAAAGGTAAAGTTTTGCCTTGTATTTTAATCTTTTCGCTTTCTTTAGAACTTGCAAATAAAGCATTATGATTATTAAGCCTATTTTGACTTTGTATGTTATATTCTAAGCTTCTTTCTAAATTATCAAAATTTAAAGCTTTAAACTCAAATTCTCCTAAAGCTAAAACCATTTAAACTCCTTTTTAGTTTCATCAAGCTAAAATTATCTTAATTAGATAAGGTTGATACCTAAAATGTAGTAGTAGGATAGTCCAAATTAATTGGGGTATGTATTGTGAGTGCAAGTCTCACCGCCTTATCTGATCTTAATATATGTCTTATTATCTTTATTAATCGCTTCTACTTTTCCTAATGTAACTATTGCATTGGTTTTACCAAACTTCTTTAGCTTATAATCAGGGGTAATTACAATTTTATTGATACGACTAGCATCTTTTTTATCTTCAAAGAAATACAATAAAGAATTATTTGCATTATCCCAATAAACTTCTTTTGCTTCATCTAAAACTTTAACAATTTGCTTGATTTCATCCGCGCTTAAAGCCTGATTATAACTTGCCTTTCTTTTAGGACTTGCGTGTAAAAGATTGTTTTTGCTCAGTGTAAAGTATAAGTCTTCTAAGTCTTTTTTATTAAGTTTTTCTAAAAACTCTTTGGTGCTTTTATCCATTTTACCTACTTGTATGAAATTGATAGGATATTTTTGATTATCTTTAATGATGACTTCATCCACCATATCATCTAAGCTTTTTTGCCAAATATAGAGTTCTTTTTCTCTTTGAAAACTTTGTGCATTCTCTTTTGTCTTGGTTGCTAAGCTTAAAGCTTCTAACTTTATGAAGTTTTGGCTTATTTGGCTTATCTTTTCTTTATAAAGTTTTTCAAGCTTTTCTACGCCTAAGTTTTTATTGTAGTTAAAATTTTTATCCGCCAAATCAGCTGGTGTTTGCTTTGAAAGCTTCCAGCCATAAAGCTTTAATTCACTTTCACTTACACCTTGAATAGAGCATTTGCACCCATAACCACAAGGTGGGCGGTTGTTAATCCAAAAAGGATCATCTCTTCTTAAAATCATCCCATGTAAGGCTAAATGCTCTTTTCTTCGATTGCCATGAAGTAAGCTTATCCAACGCACATATTCTTTATTGCTTTGCAAAATGTTTTCCCACACCGCTTGGGCTTTTGCTATTCTCATATTTGTTTCAAAGACTTTTTTTAGTCTTGAAGTGCCTATTTTGATATTTTTAACTTCTCCTGTTTTAGGGTTTACAACCTCTACTTTGTCCCCAAACCATCCTTTAGCTTTTAATTTTGGGGTAATTTGCTTTTTCCAAGTTTCAAATTTATCCCCATTTTTTAAAGCCTCTATTAAAGAGTTTTGAATATCTTTTAAAAGATTTAAATCATTTAGCTTTGCAATGGTAAAGACTTTATTATGTGTTTCATGCATTATTTCATCATAATCAAAGCTAGTTTGGGGTTTTTTGCTTTGTAAATATTCAATTGCCTTATTTGGCTTACCAAAAAACATTTTTAATCCCCATAGCCTAAAATACTTGAATTAGCTAAAGCTTGAAACATAAACTCTTCTAAAATATTGATAGAAATATCGCTAAACTCTTTTTGCAAGTTTTCAAAAAGCTCTTCATAAGAATTAGAATCGTTTAAAAGCTGATTAAAGGCTTGTTCTAGCTTTTCTTTAATTTGCTCATCAATGACTTTAAACTCTTTACTTTCAAGTGCTGCATCAATTTTATCCATAGGCTTTTTTTGTATAAACTTTACTTTGTTTTCAAAGACTTTTTTATCATTTTCTAAATCTTTAAAGTCTTTTTTTTCTAAAGTCTCTCTTATAAGCTCACCCTCTACATTATAAGTGCTTTTAATGTATTCTTCATCAAAGCAAAAGCCCATGTTAAAAAGTTTTAAATCCCTTTCGCAAAGCTCACTTTTTGGTTCTGCTTCGCTAAAAAACTGCACATAGAGTTCATCTTTAAAATGATTGATTTCTTTGAAAAACTTAATGGCACGATTTAAAATAAAAAGAACTATTTGTCCATCTTGGGCGGCTAAATCTTTTCTTATTTGATTATGTGACTCAGCCGCTGCTAAAGAACCTCCGCTTACTTGAGAACTTAAATTAGCTCCTAAAACCACGCTTCTTATTTGATTATCTAAGTAATCTATTATTTCATTATAATTTGCCTTAGCCTTTGGCTGGATTAAATCAAGCTCTTCTTCTTTATCAATGACCGCACTATCGCCATTTAACATTTGATGAATTTCAGAAGCTAGTGCATCAGGATCGCTATCTGTTTTTGCAACTGCCCAAGGAGAACCAAATCTTTCTAAAAACTCCATCCAAAACTTTAAACTTGCATTTTTAAGCTTTACTGGAAAATAAAGCTTTGTTAATAAGGCATCGCCATTTTTAAATAAAAAATTAGAGCCAAAAAGTCCATAAATTGCTTTTTTATCTTCCACAATTTCTTCGCAACCATTGCCATTATAAACTAACTCATCATTTTCATTAAAGCCAAAATTTCTAAAATCTCTTTGTTTTAAGATTGGATAGTAAAAACCATCTTTTAACTTGTAATTAACTTCAAATATATTAAGCCCATAAAGATAGGTTTCTAAGATTTGACTTAATAAATCAGGATTGAAAAGATACTCAAAGCTTTCTTTTATTTTTTCGTTTTCACAAACGATTTGAAGCTCTTTTGCTAAAATCACACTCCTTCGTGATTGATGAGCTTGAGTAAAGCTTAGATCTTTAAAAATCATTCTTTGATCGTTCTCGCTGATTTTAAGCACATTTAAATAGCTTGAGTTTATAAGAGTGTTTATAAGACTATTGTTTTTTAATATCACTTCTCTTTTGGATTTGATTTCTTTTTTCATATTTTTCCTTTAAAAACGCCTTATTCTTGAAACAGAGTTAAAATGATGCTTTCTTCTTTTAATGCTACTTTTAGTTCTTGCTAATAAAAATGCTCCTGCTAAGCTATCAGGTGCATCATCATTTTTCCCTTCTGGAAATTCTAAAAGTTGATTTATAAGCATAGTTTGGCTTTTATGTAAAAAAAGCTCTTCATTTTCAAAAGCAAGGCTTAAGCTCTCAATGCGTTCAAACTTGCTAACGCTATTATTTTTACCACGCAAAGGCAAAAAAACTCCACTTTCTAAGCTTTTTTCTTGTAACCATTTTTTTAAGAAAAATTGACCGCCATTAGTTTCAATTTCAATCAAGCGACATTTATAAATCTTTTGAAGATTAAAAATGGTTTTTATAATGCTTTGTGCTTTTAAGATTTTTACGATGCTTTCTGCTACATAAAAACCCTTTGCACCTTTGCCAATAATGGTAATCGCAGTAAAGTCGCTTTTTGCTTTTTCCCCTGCTGGGTCAATATACATATAATACTGACTAATTGGTGGTAAAACATCATAAAAGTTAATGCTATCAAGACTAAAGATTTGATTTTCACTTCTTGGATTATTGAGTTGCTCTTTATTAAAAGCTTTTAGATTTTCAGCCCTTAACTTCATTAAATCCTCTAAGCTTTTGGCTTCTTCCCAAAGAACCTTAGCTCCTTTATCCATTAAAGCTTTATTTTTTAAATAAAATTGATGAGCGGTATTAAAATCAGTATTTCTATAAAGCGTGGCGTATTCATCCCATAAATCAAGCCTTTGTGGAAACTCTTCGATGGAACGGAAGACTTTAGGATTCCAAAAACCAAGCTTTAATTTTCTAGATAACACGCTATCATTATGTAAAATGGTTCCAATATAAAGCACATCTAAACTTCCATCTGCACTCCCTAAGTTTAAAACCGCTTCATCCACCCAATCTTCTAATTTATCCCTTTGATCTTTACTCCTGACATTAGTATCATTTTCTAAATCATCTAAAATAACTAAATCAGGTCTTTTAACCCCATATCTAACCCCACGAAGTCTTTTTCCACTGCCAAAGGCTTTAATCTTTACGCCATTATTACTTACAAACTCTCCTACGCGCCAAGTCTTGCCAATTCCTACTACTTCGGGAAAATCAAGCTTTAAATGCGGATTACCTTCAAGCTCTGCTTTAATAGCTTCAAGCATTCCTTCCATAAGTTCGACCGCATCTGAAATCTCTACTATAAAGCTTTTATAATTAAAAACTAAGCACCACAAAGGAAAGAGTTGTGAAGTGTAGGTGGATTTACCATGAGCTCTTGGTGCAGCTATGGCGTGTTTTTCACCTTTGCTTTCTTTTTTAAGTGCGATTTTTGTAAAAACTTCATTTAAGTGCAAATGTAAGCCACATTCTCCTTTAATGGTAAAATAATGCGGAAAATAAGTTCTTGCAAAATAATCAAAATCCACACTCGCTCTTTTAATTCTTTCTTCTTTTAAAGTAGGATCTAAATGGCTTTCATGCAAAAATTGAGTTTTTAATTCATTTTTTAGCTCATCCATCCATTCTAAAAAGTCTTTTCTTTGCATAGCACCTTTTAGTTCATTTGGAGTGTTTTCGTGCTTTTGTTCGTTTGAGATTAAAAACTCATCGAGTTCTTCTTTGGAAAAAAGCATTAAATATCCATTGCTAAAATTTCTTTTTCTATCACTCCACTTTCTAAAAGTGATACAAGTTTTGCTACGCAATCTTTATCATTTTTTAAATGACTTATGATAATTTCAACCACTTTTTTAGCAACATTTAAACGATAGCTACTTGGATCTTCTAATCTTGCAACCTTTCTCATTTTTGAAAAGCTATCGCCTATCCTTGCAATGGCTTCAGTTTTCTTTTCTGCATTCATTTTTTCATCAGTATTTATATTTTCAATCGCACAAAACATTTGCTCAGTAAAACTTTCATATAATGAGGCACTTTCTTTATCTTTTATTTTTGAAGTTAAAAGATTAGCTTTTTGCTTATCCCAATCGCCATCTTTGGCTTTGTAGTTTCTAATCGTTTTTTCATTGCGGTTTAAAATTTTTGCAATTTTAAATATATCAAAACCTGCAATATAAAGTTCTTTTGCTAAATCTTTTAAGTTGTTTTGAGACTTCGCGGATGAAGTAAATTTATCCTTACGAGCAGGAGTTTCACTCTCTGCACCCACCTGAAGGCCACACCCGACCTTTGCCATCTTAGGCTTTGTGGTGGAAGTTAAATTTTTAGCCATTTAATCTCCTTAAATCCATTCTTTTTCTTTTAATTTTAAACGCTCTAAATTTGTTTTGTGGAATAAAGTTATCTTCGTTGATTTCAGTTGGAATTTTTTTATTTGCCATTTTTAAAAGTAAATCATTAGCCCACTCTCTAATCTCTTCTAAGCTTTCTTTTGGAAAATCATTTCGGCGTTTTAATTCCATAATTGTAAGCTTTACACAGATATCTTTTAAAAGAGGAGTTGGGTTTTTAGGTATCTTTATAAAACTTGCAATATAACTTTGTGCATCATTAATAGCATCATCAATCACTTCTTTATCACAAACCCCGTCAGCATTTAAATCGCTAAGCTCTGCTATGGCATGAACGCTTAATTCTTTGATTAAATCCTTTTCATCTATCATAAAAAAATGCGTTTTAGTTTCTGTGATAAGCTTTTCTTCTAAAATGTCTTGATAATTCATTTAAAAAAACCTTTTTTAATGTGGTTAAAATATGGTTAAAATCGTTTAAAATCTTTTTCTAATATCTTTTTAGCTTTAAAAGCATTTTTTGCCTTTAAAGCTAAAATTGTGCGTTTTATTCTAAAACAAGCTTAATAAGTCCATTTGGTCTGGTGCAAACTGGCATGGCTCTCATTTCGCCTACAATTTCAATTCCAGCCCCACGAGGTAAAATCTCAGGCTTAGAAACAAACATTAAACTTGGTGCTTTTCCTAAAGCATCAGTATGATTTGCTCTTGTATAATAAATGCGATTAGAATTATCCTTTGGCACAACCATACCCTCAGTGCCTTTTAAAAATTCAACGCTTTTTCCATTTGTATTTTTATATTTTGCACTATAACGGCGATATTTGGTGCCATATAAAATTAAGGACTTATCTTTCTCATCCCTACTTGCAAGATGATTTTTATAAAGATCTTCGCTTAATGCCAAGTTAGAAATAGCCGCAAAAAGTTCATTTCCACAAAGCACTTCATAATCAGCACTTGTTCCAAATTCATCAATAATTGCTGAATCAATCGCATCACAAACACTGTCTAAATTCACACTCCCATCTTTTTTAACACTAATAGCTTTCTTACTTGCACTTCCAAAATCAAAAAGCACATTTCCTTTGCCATCTAAAATCTTGCCAAATAAAGCACCATTTGCCATATATTCAAGCGTAGTATTAAAGCTTTCTTTCATTTCTTTAACCAAAACCCCAAGAGCTCCACTTAAGCTTTTAGCCTGAGCTTCTTGCAATGCTAAAGACCTTAAAGAATTAATCTCACTCGCACTGATTCTTTTTGCTAATGCAAAGCGTGGTAAAGGTATATTTAAAATATAAGCGTCTTTAGTATTTTCTAAAGAATGTTCCCCATTATCTGAAATGCTATTTAAAACAATTCCAGCACCTTTTATAATTTCAACCCTTACGGTGCTCTCTAAACTTGGGATTTTATCCTTAAAAAAAGTATCACTTACAAAGCGAGGTGAAGCTTTGGTTTGATTAATAACTTCAGTTATTTTTGTACTTGAAAAAAGTTCCAAAAGTTGCTCTAAATCCATTTTTACTCCTTAGTATTAATAATTAAATTTTGCATAAAAGCCTTTTTAACCGCACTTACATGAACGCCTTTTAAATTGATTTCTCCTGCTAATAAAACCCCATAAATTCCAGAACTAAGAGCGTGATCTTTAAGCATTGCTAATTTAACATTTTCTTTTGCACTAATATCTTCATTTGGACATTTTTTAAAGCTTTCTCCAAAATCTTCGCTGATTAAAAGCGTTCCAAGAGCTAAGCTTCCATTAGTTTCAAGATCTATTTTCGCATTAATTGAAAACAAATCTTTATTGATAAAACTTTCAAGGCTTTTTGGCATAGCAATTAAAGGATCATTGCTTAAGCTTTTTGGTGTGACCTTTGATGGCATTTCTTCTCCTTTTTCATTTATAAATTCCTTAGTGGTTTCATTTTCACTCACAGCTTCTTCATTGACTAGGTTCTCATCTTCTAAAGACAAAGCTTTAGGTAAGTCTCCAGTTTCCAAGTCTTCATTTTCTAGGTTTTGGGTTTCTTTTTTAGCTTTAGCCATTTTTAATCCCCTAACATCATTTTCACAACATCAAACTCATTAGTTTTTGCTGTGTTTTTATTTGCAAAAACATTATTTTTTGGAACTTGCACTTGATCATTCTTGGTATCTAAAAAGCTTTTAAAGCCTTCTAAATCCTTACAAGCATACATTAGCGCCCATTCTTTTTGGGAATTAGCAATTTTTCCGCTATTTAAAGCATTATCAACTAAAGAGCTTGCTAAGTTTTTAACGCTTTCTTCGTTTTGTTTTTTTAAAGCTTCATTTTGTAAAGCGAGTGAGCTATTTTCATTTTTTAAAGCTATAATCTGAGATTCTAGCTCTTTGATTTTTTCATCCATTTTCTCTCCTTTGTTTTGATGAATATTATTTTTGTTAGCAATGAGTTCGCCTAGCTCATCAATAAATGGTGTATTAGTTAGTGCGACTGAGTGAAGCTTAGCTCTTACTAGTTCTCCACTTTTATTGTCTTTTGAATTAAATTCAAACACAGGGGATAAATAGCGGTATTGCTTATTTGCTATATATTTTTTAGCCTCTTCGTTAAACTCAGCCTTAGCCATTAAGGCATCATTTTCCAAATAAAGCTCTTTAATCCAACCTGCAGCAGGTGCTTTTTCATTTTTTAAGCTTTGATGCTCATAGTCAATAACCAAATCAATCTTTTTTTGATTAAAATTATCAATCATTGAGTTTAAATCTTTATCATCAACCTTAAACCTGCCATTATTATGCCCTTTCCACTCACCCTTAATTGCCACTTTTATGGGCTTATCATTGCTAACTTCGACTAAATTTTCTTTATTGATAAAAAGCATTTTAAATCCTTAAAAAATCATCTTTTGGTAAAAAGCTACTTTGCAAAGTTCTTGCATAAATGCTTAAATAGCCATGATCGCTTATTCCTTCGTAAACCTTTTTAAGATCTTTAAGCTCTATTCTAAAACCATTGCTAGGTTCTGCATTTAAAAGCACTTTATCAACAGCTTCTATTGCATCAAATAATTTATGCTTAGCATCAATTCTGTGTTTAGGAGCTTTTGATTTTGTATGGGTTAAAATATAAAGTTTCCAAGTTCCCACTTTATTTTCTAAATCTTTATAACTTTCTCCTTCAAAATCAAGCAAAAGCGAAGCATCTAAATTATTAATACAACTTGCTATGTTTTGGGTGTCTTCAAACTCGCCTAAATACATTCTTACTTTAAAATCTTTTAATAGTTCTAAAAGCTCATTTTCAAAACTTTTAAGCATTTTTCATCCTTTAAAAATTAGCGGCAATTTTAAAATGAGTTCTTTTTTTAATCAAGCAAATTATTTTTTCAAAGAGTTTTAGCACAAAATTTTTCTAGTTTTTGGGTCAGCTTTTTAACTAAACTTACGACATTTTAAAGGAGTGAAAATGAAAAATAACCCTTATTT